TAGAACGACTATCTAAAGTACAACATGCCTTCTTACTATTTGAATTTAACCTAGAAGACATATTAAGATATCCAGTAGGATCTACAGTACCCAAACGTATGTGGAGTAAATTAAGAATATCTCCTAAATTTATTCTCAAACACCTAAATGAGCTCCAGCTACTGCACAACGTTAAAATATTATTCTGCGGTGATGCTGCCAACGCAGAGAAGATGGCCTTAGCACTTATGAGAAAGATGTATGAGTTATACGGACAACCCAAATCAGACGTTTGATGATGCCTGGCTAGGTCTAGGTGATTTATCAAAAATTGTAATTCCAAATAATCCTATGATTAATAGGACCGAGGAAGAAATTGAAAATCCAGATATGCATCTGATGAAGCTATTAAGAGATCCTCATAATGTGGGGGCGACTTGCAAGCTATTATTTAATATAGAACTACATCCTATGCAGTGTGTTATATTACAAGAATTTTGGCACCGACCCTTCCCTATGTATATAGCTTCTCGTGGTTGGGGTAAATCCTTTCTTATGGCTTTATATGCCATATTAAAATGTACTTTTACTCCAGGTACGAAAATCGTAATTGTAGGTGCTGCATTCAGACAGAGTAAGATTATCTTTGAATATATGGAAACAATATGGAGGAACAGTCCGATCTTAAGGAGCATCTTTACAGGGAACGAAGATGGGCCGAGAAGAGATGTAGATAGGTGTACGATACGACTTGGTGATAGTTGGACCATTGCGGTTCCTATGGGTGATGGCAGCAAGATCCGAGGTCTTAGAGCACATATTATTATCGCTGACGAATTCGCATCAATATCTCCTGATATATATGAAACAGTTGTTGCTGGTTTTGCTGCGGTATCTGCTAGTCCTATTCAGAATGTCAAGGAGGAAGCTCGTAAGAAGGCTCTGAAGGATGCTGGTTTATGGAATGAGCAGTTTGATACCCTAGAAAAGAAAATGGGTAATCAGGCTATTATAACGGGCACAGCAGATTATAGCTTTAAACACTTTGCTCAGTATTGGAGGAGATATAAAGGGATTATAGAGAGTCAGGGCGACAAGCATAAATTAGAAGAATTATTCAAAGGAGAAGTTCCTGATAATTTTAACTGGGATGATTACAGTATTATCAGAGTTCCATATGAATTAATTCCCAAAGGTTTCATGGATGATAAGCAGGTGGCTAGAGCTAAAGCTACAATTCATACCGGTATATACAATATGGAATATGCTGCATGTTTCACAAAAGACAGCGATGGATTCTTTAAACGCAGTCTCATAGAGTCTTGTGTTGTTAAAGAGGATAACCCAGTGGTTATTAATGATAAACCAATTATCTTCGATGCTGTTATCGCAGGGAATCCTAATCATCAATATATATATGGAATCGATCCAGCTTCAGAAAAAGATAATTTCAGTATTATAATTCTAGAATTACATGAAGATCATAGTAGAATAGTTTATTCGTGGACTACTAATCGAAGTAATTTTAAAGAAAGACAAAAAACAGGATTAGTTAATGAGCATGATTTCTATGGTTTTTGTGCAAGGAAGATCCGTAATCTAATGAAAACCTTTCCTCCAAAGGTAATTGGCATGGATGCTCAGGGTGGTGGCGTAGCTATTGAAGAGGCTTTACATGACCCTAGAAATTTAGAAAGTGGAGAACACCTAATCTGGCCTACAATTAATTACGATAAAACTAAAGATACAGATTCTCAAGTAGGACTACATATTTTAGAACTTATTCAGTTTGCTAAGGCAGATTGGACAGCACAAGCCAATCATGGATTAAGAAAAGACTTTGAAGATAGAGTATTATTGTTTCCTAGATTTGATCAATTAACACTAGGTTTAGCTCTAGATAAAGAAGGCAAGGATATTATGGAAGTAGACTTAACTCCATTATATGATAATCTAAGTGAATGTATATTAGAACTAGAAGATCTTAAGAATGAGCTTACCACAGTAGTAATGAGTCAGACTAGTACTGGAGCAGGAGCTAGGGATAGATGGGATACTCCAGAAGTAAAAATGCATAATGGTAAAAAGGGCAGATTAAGAAAAGATAGATATAGTTCTTTAGTAATAGCTAATATGCTTGCTCGTCAAACAAGGCAAAAATTAGCGGCTCCTAACTATGATGTTATTGGAGGTAATAGACAAGACATTATAAAACAAGAGGGAGATATGTATAAAGGACCAGAATGGTTTACAAATGATGCTAACGATGATTTTTATACTGGCATTTACAGATAAAAAGTGTATTATAAACTAATAGCATTGCAATCCTATTACGGTTAAAATATAATATGACAAAAAAATATCCAAAAAGTGACGCCATTCCAGATCAATCTCTAGAAGGCGAAGAAGCCTATGTTACATGGGGTGATGACCTATCTTCTAAGCAAGAGGCTTTAAGTAAATCTTCAGAATCTATGTCTGAATATACTGCTATCGAGCATTCTCAAGGTTCAAGACGACGAGGTTTAGACTATTCTAATCTAGACACTAACACATCTGGTCGTCCAGGCTTAACCAAGCTTGATTATGACTTTTTTAGACCTGACGAAGCTGTACCTAGAAAAGCTAAGGCTATTCTTAAAAAAGCTGAGGATATTTATCAAAGAGTAGGGTTGGTAAAAAATGTTATTGATTTGATGGGAGACTTTGGAGCACAAGGTATCCGTATTGTTCATCAAAATAAAAGAATTGAACGCTTTTATAGAAAATGGTTTGAGAAGTGTGGAGGCAAAGAAAGAAGCGAAAGATTTCTTAATAATCTTTACAAGAGTGGTAATGTTGTTGTTAATCGTCAAACAGGTAAGTTGACTTTAAAAACAGCAGAAAAAATGTATAAGACTAGTGCTAATGCAGATTTGCTTATTGATACGCTTGACAATACAGATGTAGATAAAAGAGAAATTCCTTGGAAATATACTTTTATTGATCCTGTATATGTCGAAGTTTCCGCAGGTTCATTATCTTCTTTTGTTGTAGATAAACGATATGAATTAATTTTACCAGCAGCCTTACGCAAGACTATTAATTCTCCTAAAAGTGATGCAGAAAAAGAAGTAGTAGCTCAACTACCTGATGAGATTTTAGAGGCAGCTAAAAGCAGAAAGAATTATCCTCTTAATCCACAAAAGGTTAGAGTATTCCACTATAAGAAAGACGATTGGCAAAGATGGGCTTTTCCAATGATCTATTCTATTATGGATGATATCACCGTAATCGAAAAATTAAAACTTGCAGATATGGCAGCACTAGATGGTGCTATTTCTAATATTAGAATTTTTAAATTAGGTAGTCTCGAACACAAGATAGCTCCAACCAAAGCAGCGGCTGCAAAGCTAGCAGGTATTCTTGGAAATAATGTAGGTGGAGGAACAATGGATTTAGTTTGGGGTCCAGACATTGAGTTATTAGAAAGTAGAACTAGTGTACATCAATTCTTAGGTGAGGGTAAATACACTCCTCATTTAAATAGCGTTTATGCTGGCTTAGGTATTCCTCCGACTCTAACCGGAACATTTGGAGCTTCTGGAACTACCAATAACTTTATCAGTCTCAAGACACTTACACAAAGACTTCAATATGGCAGAGATGTATTGATTGAATTTTGGAATGAAGAAATAAGATTAGTACAAAAAGCTATGGGTTTTCAAAAACCAGCAAAGATTGAATTTGACAGAATGGATCTTAGTAATGAGGAAAGTGAGAAATCATTACTTATACAGTTAGCTGACAGAAGTCTTATCTCAGATGAATTATTACAAAAACGATTCGGCTTTGATCCAGACATGGAAAAGATTAGACTCAACAGAGAAAAGAGAGAAAGGAAGTCGGATAGAATGATAGCTAAATCTAGCCCTTATCATGATCCACAGCCAGAAAACTCTCTCAAGAAAATAGCTTTACAAAGCGGAGTAGCTACTCCGAGCGAAGTTGGACTAGAATTAGATCCAAAGAAAGATGGAGAAAAAAGTTCACTCGAAATGCGGCAAGCCTTTAAACCAACAAAGTTGGCAAAAGACTCGCCAGAGTCTTTGCCTGGTGAACCGCAGCAAGGTAGACCTAAAAACTCTAAAGACAAAGAACAGCGAAAAGAACGCACTTTCAAACCACAAACAGGAGCGTCTTTACAACTCTGGGCATCAGCTGCGCAGGACACAATTAGCGAAATTATCAACCCAATATTGCTTGATTTCTATGGGAAAAGAAATCTCAGGAGTTTAGGTAGTGATCAATCTAAAGAGCTTGAAAATATTAAAAGCAGTATACTTTTCAATAGCACACCATTTTGCACAATCAATAAACAATATGTGCATGAGAAATTAAATAATTTAGATAATCAACACTTGACGACTTATAGTGTATGGTTAAGACAGTTGGCTTCCGAATTAAATAAAGATCTTACTGTTGATGATCAAAAACAGGCTAAAGCTTCTTTTTATTGTCTACTTAAAAATTAGAGGTAAAACATATGATAATTTATCCACAAGAGACTGATGATGGTTTAGCAGCAAAAATAACTGCTTCTACTAAGATCTCTTATGCGTCTATTGTTGAACCGTGTGAGGTTGAGCAGAATCAGATTAGAACAAAAACATTGGCTGCTGTCGATGATGCTGATTTATATTATGTTCAGTCTATATTGGTTAGTTCATCTTGGAATAGAAATGATGACGTTTTCGATAGAGCTGAAGTTTGGGCTGCTCGCAAGACGCCTGAAGACAAACCCACAAATTTAGAACACGATGAAAATACAATTATTGGCCATATTACATCAAACTGGCCAATTGACAATGAAGGTAAAGCTATTGCTGATGATATTGAGATGAATGAACTACCAGAGAAATTTCACATAGTTACTGGATCAGTTATCTATAAAGCATTTAGTTCA